TCTATATTGTTAACAAATGCTCTTTTAGTGGTCTTACCGAAAGTTCATCTTTTTCAGGGCAAGCAAGTAACTCCAACTTTTCCCTGCGAGGAATTGAAAAATTGCCAGAGTATTCCAAGTTAATTGCCAGTTGGCGTATAACTAACTATTCATACGATTATCTGATGGATGGGAACAAAGGTGCTTTTATGTATCTCGATCCTCCTTATGATATTAAGGATAATCTCTATGGGAACAAAGGATCAATGCACAAAAGATTTGATCACGATAAGTTTGCTGCTGATTGCGATGCTAATAATATGGATCAATTGATTAGTTATAATTCAGATCAACTTGTGAAGGATCGTTTTAAGAACTGGAATGCTGCTGAGTTTGATTTAACTTATACGATGCGTTCTGTTGGTGAATATATGCGTGAGCAAAAACAACGTAAAGAACTCTTGCTTTTTAATTATGGAATTGAAGGACTGGTTAAACTCGATCAATCAGACGAAGCAAAACCTAATTGACGAAGACCCTTCACTTGAGAAGGAGTATGCACCTTACATTATCAATCGTTGTCTTTCCGGACAAGTTGATACAGTACTTTTTGCAAACGAAATGAATTTAAATCATCATCTTGACAAAGATATGCAATATTCATTTTATCTAAATAGTATCAGGAAAAGGAAGAGGTTTTCTCCCTGGATCCATAAGGATAAAGTCAAAGACTTAGAATGTGTAAAACAATACTATGGTTATAGTAATGAAAAAGCATCTCAGGCATTGAAAATCCTAACAAAAGAACAACTTGCTTTCATTAAAAAACGACTTGATATTGGCGGAACAAAATGACTAACCAAACAATTGAACCTCAAGTAAATTGGTCTCCTAATATGATGGTGGAGGTCATTTTAAATGAACCAGACGACTTTTTAAAAGTTCGTGAAACTTTAACTAGAATTGGAGTAGCTTCTAGAAAAGAAAAAAAACTATATCAAAGTGCTCACATTCTTCATAAACAAGGTAGATATTTCATTACTCATTTTAAAGAGCTGTTTGCTTTGGATGGCAAACACGCAAATCTTACTGTAAATGATGTTCAACGTAGAAACCGTATTGTACGTCTTCTTTCTGATTGGGGACTTATTACAGTAGTTGATTCTGATAAAATTCTTGATATAGCACCTCTCAATCAAATTAAAGTTCTTTCCTATAAAGAAAAGGGAGAATGGGTTTTGGAGCAAAAGTATAATATAGGTAAAAAAGGAAAAGTTGAAGATGTTGATTGAATTTAAATAACTTTTTATAAAAGTGAAAATACCGTAAAAAGAGGTTGGGTTTTTACTCTTCCTCTTTTTTTCGTATCTTGTATAATTAGTAATGGATGCCGAAAGGGTCCACAAAACACAAACTCGCTGTAAAGGAGCTACCATAATGACTAATCTGATGAAATATCAGGCTGCGGATCTTCCTGCTTTGTTGGAAAGAATCAACCGCAATACTATTGGTATGGATGAATACTTTGATCGTATTTTTAAAATTCACGAAACAACTTCTAATTATCCACCATATAATCTTGTTCAAGTTAGTAATGTAGAATCACGCCTTGAACTTGCACTTGCTGGATTTAAAAAGAAAGAAGTTTATGTCTACACGCAAGATGGTAAACTTTTTGTTGAGGGTCAAAAAGAAGATAAAGAAACGGAGTCCAACTATATCCACAAGGGTTTGGCTCAACGGAGTTTTAAGAGAGCGTGGACACTCTCTGATGATACGGAAGTACGATCAGTTGATTTTGAGGATGGGCTTTTGACTGTGACTCTTGGTAGAATTGTTCCGGATCATCATAAGCGCAAAGATTATCTATAAATAATATCGGGCAACCCCAAATATCGTCGGTGTTATGCTACGGGAGGTAACTGGCAAAATCCAGTTGACACCTCCTTTTTTTCTTGCTAAACTTATCCTGTGTGTCCCAAAAAATTATGACTGTTAAATTATTGCTGGTTAAATCTGGAGAAGATATAATTTCAGATGTTTCTGAGATGGTAATAGGTGGAGAAGAAGATGATAAAGAAGACTTCCGAAGAGTTGTTGGATATTATCTAGATAGTCCTTGTGTAGTTAAAATTATAAATCAATCATTTTCATCCCCAGATAATGATAAAAATCAAGGAGTTGAAGTTTCTTTGCATCCTTGGATTCCTCTTACTAGTGATAAAAAAATACCTATCCCAGCGGATTGGGTAATCACAATGGTTGAACCTGCATCCTCATTAAAAAAAATGTACTTAAGTAGTGTGAATAAAAATGGAAAAGATGATCAAAGTATTAGTATTGATGAACAATCAGTTTCTAATCAGTCAGATTGAAGAAGTTGGTGCTGATATTGGAGAACCTGATTGTAAGTTAATTAAACCATTCATTATCGATAATAATGAATTAAAAACTTTACAACCATTTTTGAGTGGTTATACTAAACAAGATACATTTATGATGAGTTCGGATAAGATTCTTACTCTTGCTGATCCGACTCCGACGCTTCTTGAAAAATATGAGGATTTAATTAAAGAATGAATTTTTACACTAATGTTCAGTTGATTGGAAATCAATTTTTGGTCCGTGGAGTACAAAATGGTAAAAGATTTGAAACGAGAGATGAGTTTTTTCCAACTCTTTATGTAAAAACTAAAAAGGAATCTAAGTATAGAACATTAAGTGGTGAAACAGTTGAACCAATAAATCCCGGAACAGTTAAAGATTGTCGAGAATTTTATAGTAAATATGAGAGTGTAGATGGATTTGAAATTTACGGAAACGAACGTTACATATATCAGTATATTTCCGAAAAATATCCAGATGATGAAATCAAATTTGACATCAGCAAAATCAAACTTGTAACTCTGGATATTGAGGTTGCTTCTGAAGGTGGATTCCCAGATGTGGAGTCTGCTTCAGAAGAAATCCTATCTATTAGTATTCAGGATTATACTACTAAGAAGATTACAACCTGGGGTGTTAAACCATTCAATAATACCCGTAAGGATGTAACTTATTACCATTGTCCTTCTGAGTATGAACTTCTTAATCATTTCATCAACTATTGGATGGTTGATGTGCCTGATGTGATTACTGGATGGAACATTCAGTTGTATGACGTTCCTTACATTTGTAAGCGTTTGAATCGTGTTCTTGGTGAGAAACTAATGAAGCGTTTTTCCAACTGGGGACTTGTAACTGAAGGAGAAATCTTTATTAATGGACGCAAGCATACGACATTTGATGTGGGTGGTTTGACTCAACTTGATTACTTGGATCTTTATAAAAAATTTACTTATAAGGTTCAGGAATCTTATCGTCTGGATTATATTGCTGAAGTTGAACTAGGACAGAAGAAACTAGATCACTCCGAATTTGATACATTTAAAGACTTCTATACTAAAGGATGGCAAAAGTTTATTGAATATAACATCATTGACGTGGAACTTGTCGATCGTTTGGAAGACAAGATGAAACTCATTGAACTTGCTCTTACAATGGCGTATGATGCAAAGGTAAATTATGCCGATGTTTTTTACCAAGTTCGTATGTGGGATAATATCATTTACACATATCTCAAAAAGAAAAATGTTGTAATTCCACCACGAAATACAGAACGTAAAGATGAAAAGTATGAAGGTGCATATGTAAAAGAACCTATTCCTGGTATGTATGATTGGGTAGTGAGTTTTGACTTGAATAGTCTCTATCCACATTTGATTATGCAGTATAATATTTCACCAGAAACTCTTCTTGAGGAACGGCATCCTACGGTTAATGTCGATAAGATTCTTAATCAAGAACTTACTTTTGAGATGTATAAAGATTATGCTGTATGCGCTAACGGTGCTATGTACCGTAAGGATGTTCGTGGTTTCCTTCCAGAACTGATGGAGAAGATTTACGATGAACGTGTAATCTTTAAGAAGAAAATGCTTACAGCAGAGCAAGAATACGAGAAGACAAAGAACAAAGAGTTGATTAAAGAGATTGCTCGATGCAATAATATTCAAATGGCACGTAAGATTCAACTTAACTCTGCCTATGGTGCCATTGGAAACCAATATTTTCGTTATTACAAACTTGCAAATGCTGAAGCAATTACTCTTTCTGGTAAGGTTTCAATTCAGTGGATTATGAATAAGATGAATTCTTATTTAAATAAAATTCTAAAGACCGATGGTGAAGACTATGTTATTGCTTCTGATACTGATTCCATCTATCTTAATATGGGTCCTTTGGTCGAAATTGTATTCAAGGGAAGAGAAAAAACTACTCAAGACGTTATTTCGTTCCTTGATAAGATCTGTCAGATGGAACTTGAAAAATATATTGAAAGTTCTTACCAAGAACTGGCGAACTACGTGAATGCTTATGATCAAAAAATGGTTATGAAGCGTGAGTGTATTTCTGAACGTGGTATTTGGACTGCAAAAAAACGCTATATCTTGAGTGTTTGGGATAGTGAGGGTGTTCGTTATGAGACTGCTAAACTTAAAATTAAAGGAATTGAAGCAATCAAATCTTCAACTCCTGCACCTTGCCGCAAAATGCTAAAAGAAGCATTTAATATTTTGATGAGTGGATCAGAAGATGATATGATTAAGTTTATTGAAGAATTTAAAGAAAGGTTTAAACAATTTTCTCCAGAAGAAATATCATTTCCACGTTCTGCTTCTGATGTTCAGAAATACACTTCATCCTCTCAAATTTATATAAAAGGAACTCCTATTCACGTTCGTGGAGCACTTCTTTTTAATTATTATATTAAACAAAATAAACTTACTGCAAAATACTCTCTTATCCAAAATGGAGAAAAGATTAAATTTGTTTATTTGAAAAAACCGAATACTATTCACGAAAATGTAATTTCATTCATTCAAGATTTCCCAAGAGAACTAAATCTTGACAAATATATAGACTATGACTTACAGTTCGAAAAGTCATTTTTAGAACCACTTAAAGTAATTCTTGATATTATTGGGTGGAGAGTGGAGAAAAAATCATCTTTAGAATCATTTTTTATATAAATGAATTTACCAATTTCTCATAAACAATTAAATGAAATACTTGAATCTATAAGATATAAAAACCCAGATTTATATGCTAAACTTTGGTCACATAAAATAAATGTTTTAAATGGAGATAAAAAATAATGGATTTTCTTAAGGATATTGTAAAAGAAATTGGTGATGACTTTACTAAGTTAGCATCTGATATTGAAGAAACGGAAACTTATGTTGATACGGGTTCATACGTTTTTAATGCACTGGTATCAGGTAGTATATTTGGCGGTGTATCTGGAAATAAGATTACTGCTATTGCTGGAGAGTCTTCTACTGGAAAGACTTTTTTCTCTCTCGCTGTGGTTAAGAACTTTCTTGATTCTAATCCCGATGGTTACTGTCTCTACTTTGACACTGAGGCTGCTATCACCAAATCTCTTCTAGAAAGTCGTGGTGTTGATACATCTCGTTTAGTTGTTGTTAATGTTGTAACTATTGAAGAGTTTCGTACAAAGGCACTTAAGGCAGTAGATATGTATCTGAAAGCACCAGTAGAAGATCGTAAACCTTGCATGTTTGTGCTAGACTCTTTGGGTATGCTTTCTACATCTAAAGAGATTACTGACGCACTTAATGAAAAAGAAGTTCGAGATATGACTAAATCTCAACTTATTAAAGGTGCTTTCCGAATGCTCACACTCAAACTAGGTCAAGCAAATGTCCCGCTCATTGTCACAAAT